TAGAAGAAAGAAACAGAAAGTGATGACATGGCGAACAAACCAATTCAGATCATCGGGATCAAAGAGGATCTCAAGAGGCTGAACAAACTCGCCCCAGATCTACGCCGAGACATCACCAAAAGTTACAAAGCATTTATGGCGCCAGTCATTGCTGATGCTAAAAGCAATCTTCCAGCTGGTATTGGTCAGACACAGATGCGCGGCTTTAGTCGCAAATGGCGAAACATTATGCCGTGGGATAAAGCCGTGGCGAACCGCGGGATCACTGTCAAAATTGATACACGTAGGGCGCGCAAAAAGAATCTCCAAAACGGTGTCCAATATGAGACCGTAGGAGCGTTCATTATCCAGCAGAAGAATCCTGCCGGCATTGTGTTTGACATTGCTGGTCGTGGTGGTCGTTCTACTTCTAGCCAGACTCGCAAGGGAATCAAGTACGACTGGAACAACACGCTCATTGAGAATCTTGCAAAGACATTCCCGACCAATCCTTCGAGGACGATGTATCCAGCCACAGAAAAAAACAAAGACAACATCGAAGCTGCAATCAAAAACATCACCGAACAAGTCGAGCGTCAGCTGAGTGTCGCACTAAGTAGGAGCAACCTCTAATGGCTATTCGCATCCCGATCATCTCAGACTTCTCGGACGCTGGTGTCAAAGCAGCGGGCAAGTCTTTCGGTGGATTACAAGACAAGGTCAAAGGACTAGGCGGAAGTCTGCCAGCGATCGGTGTCGCTATGGCTGGAATCGGCGCTGCGTCAGCGTTCATCTACAAAGCAGTCAAGGCTGCAGCTGAAGATCAAAAAAGTCAGGCGCTACTTGAGCGTCAACTCAAACAAACACTGCACGCCAATGATGCGCTAGTTGCTTCGATGGAGCGCTTCGTGAGCAAGGCACAACTCGCGACTGGAGTGACAGACACTCAGCTTCGTGCTGGGCTTGCCACGTTAGTTCGCGCTACAGGTGACGCTACACAAGCACAAGACTTGCTCAATCTGTCAATGGACATTTCGGCTGCAACGGGCAAAGATCTTGACGCGGTAAACATTGCGCTCGCCAAAGCAGCAGGCGGAAACATGACCGCACTCCAAAAGCTTGGCGTGCCATTAGACAAAACAGCGGTCAAGACTAAAGACCTCACAGTTTTGACCAAAGCGCTCAAAGATCAATTCGGCGGAGCGGCTGCGACTGCAGCAAATACCTTCCAAGGGAAGCTCAAGATCCTTCAAGGACAGTTCGGTGAAATTGTTGAAACGATCGGCGCAGCGATGCTCCCTTACCTCGACAAGCTTGCGACTTTCTTAGTCCAAAAAGTAGCACCAGCAATCGAGCGCATCACATCAGTGATCGGTCAAAAAGGTCTGATCGCAGGCTTCCAACAGTTGATCTTTGAGAGTGGCAAAGCCGGTCCAGCAATCATCAACACGGTCAAAGGCGTAACTCTGGCAGTCGCCGCTTTCGTCAACATTCTCTACAAGGCAGTCAAGCTGCAGCAATCACAGGTTTACTTGCTCAAGGGAGATTTCGGCGCTGCATTCAAGGCAATCGGCGATGCTTTCACCGGTAGCGCTATTGATGTTGACGCACTCGCCAAAACCTTTGACGGTCTTGCTTTCGGCTTTGACCATGCAAGCTCATCAGCAAGCACACTGGTAGATGTCTTTGACAAGGTAGGCAACAAAGTTCTACCAGTCGTTATTTCAGCAGTAGGAGACACAGAAGAAGAAGTCGCCAAAGCTGCCAAGTCAGTTGACACAATGAAGAAGAAATTGGAAGAAACACGAAAAGAACTAGCAGGACAATTCAAGAACGCTCTGGAAGGTGTCGCCAAGCAACTTGAAGAAGCCAAAAAAGCTTACGACGATTTCAAGACCACAGTCTCAGAATCAGTGACTAGCGAGTTCTCAATATCTGGTGCAGCAGACGCAGCCAAAGAAGCCGGCACAACTATCCTTGCCCAGCTCAATCAGCAGGCTATGGGTGCCAAAGCTTTCGGCGCAAAGGTTGAGCAGTTGCTTGGAATGGGGCTATCCGAGAGCGCTCTCAGGAAGGTCTTAGAGGCTGGTCAAGAGGCTGGTAGCGCAATCGCTAATGAACTCATTTTAGGTGGCTCAGAAGCGATTACAGGACCCAATGGGATCAACCAGCTAGTCAGTGACCTGAACACGGTCGCCGATCTTCTAGGCACTCTTGCAGCTGACCGCTTCTATGAGGCTGGAGTAACCCAAGGCGAAGCACTTGTCCAAGGCGTACTCGACGCAATCGCTACAGCCGAAGAGCAGCTCAAGAACCCGAACCTCAACCTTGCCGATCTCAAAGGCATTGGAGCAAGATTTGCTGACGGCACATCAATGGGCATTACTCCTGAATCACTTGGCGCACCAGCACTCACAGCCGAAGAGCGTCTAGGCATCCAAGCCGGTCGCGGCGGCACCACATACAACATCACAATTAGCGGTGGCATGGCAACCAGCGCCGAGATCGGTCGCATTGTCATTGACAACATCAAAGCTGCTAACCGCGCTTACGGTCCCGCAGCAATAGAAGTCCTATGACCGCAGCAGTAATTGACTCGGGCACCTACAAGCTTGAAATAGATACAGGCTGGGACAGCAACTCTTTCACGCTTGACTCAGCAACCAAAGGCATCCTAAATAACACGACTTACACGCTCGCACCGGGCACGACCTATGCAGATGTGACAACAGGTGTCCTCAACTTGCGGATCTTCCGCGGACGCAAAGACATCGGTGACCAATTCACTGCCGGCACAATGACCTTCACATTGAATGACCAGATCGCCTATGGCGCGTTCAACCCGTTTAACACGGATGCAAGCACATATGATCCTGCAAACAATCAGCCGGGAATCGCACCTATGCGCAAGGTCCGTTTCTACCGATACAACTCACTAGGAGTTGCTGAGTCACTCTTTCAGGGTTACATAGTTTCTTACGATTACCAGTTCAGCCTTGACGGGAATGACACTGTTGCTGTGGGTTGCATTGATCTTCAATACACACTCAGCCAAACCATTCTTAATGAATGGAATGTGAGTGAACAACTTTCATCAGCTCGAGTAGTTGAACTTCTTGCTCTACCAGAAGTGGACGCTTTTCAAGGCGTAGGTGAGCAATCAATAGAAACTGGTGAAGCCACACTCGGCGGGTCGGCTGCATTCACTGTCAGTCAGGGAACCAACGTGAATGGCTACCTAACCAACATTCTTGATGCTGAACAAGGCAGAGCTTTCGTGGACCGTTCAGGCGTGTTTACATTCCAAAAGCGCATCGGGGCAACCCTCGCTGGAGCGACTGTGGAGTTCGGGGACAATGATCCAGCACACACTCCTTACGATCAAGTGACGATCAATTTCGGTGCGGACAAAGTAATCAACCGAGCAAGCGTCACCCATCTCGGATCCACATCAACACAAATTGCAGAAGACTTGGCAAGCCAAAGCGAATATCTAATCCAAGCGGTCTCCTACAACAACAGTCTCGTCCACGACAACGCATCAGCGCTAACGCTTGCGGAATATCTCATCAAACCCGATCCCACACCAGTTCTCACCAGCGTCTCATCCCAGTTCCAAATGCTTTCTACAGCTGAACGTGACACAGTCGCAATCGTCGAAATAGGTGACACAATCAGCGTCGAGAAAACCATTCAGACCAGCTCAACAACCACCAGCGTGATCGCTCAAGAGTCCTTCGTTGAAGGCGTAGAACACACGATCACCTATGCGTCACCACACCGAGTCACCTTCTACACCACCCCAACAACCGTCTATCAGCTCTTCATCCTTGACAGTTCCACACTTGACACCATCTACGCACTAAGTTAGGAAACACTATGGCAACCCCAACCACACTCCCAGCAACCTTCGTTGCCGGCAATGTTCTGACCGCTGCACAGATGAACGCGCTTCGAGGCGCTTTTCGTGTGCTTCAAGTCGTCAGCACCACAAAGACTGACACTTTCAGCGCATCAGTTGCAGCAGGATCCTTTGCAGCGGTAACTGGACTAACAGCAACAATTACCCCACAAAGCACCACCAGCAAAATCCTTGTCATAGCGTCAGTATCGGCTGGATCTGCGTCTGCAGCCGACGGAATCAGTGCAAAAATTACTGGCGGAAATAGCGCATCATATTTGGGAACACTCAACGGATCACGCACACAAAGCGCATCAATCGCTTATGCAACCACAATCGCAAACACGCTGAACCTTAGTTATTTGGACAGCCCAGCAAGCATTGCAGCATTGACCTACGGCGTGTCAATAACATTCACTGAAACGGGAACAACCCCTGTCACGGTCTATTGCAACCGCGGACGAAACGACACCAACGCTTCCTACACCATGTCAACCGCATCAACCATCACCGTCATGGAGATCTCAGCATGATCGATTACTCAGCAATCCTTACCCTCAAATACCCCGGCACGATCTGGTCAATAGATGCCAACGACTACTCAACGCTGACATGGGAAAACGACACCCCAAAACCAACGCAAGCCGAACTAGATGCTCAATGGGCACAAGTCCAATACGAAGAACAATGCTTGCTCGTAGAAAATATTCGGCACAAGAACTACATCAAAACAAGTGACCCGATCTTCTTTGAGTGGCAACGCGGAACCAAAACTGAAGCCGACTGGGATGCTGCAGTGCAAGCAATCAAAGACGCAAACCCATATCCCCCAGCTCCATAATGCGATGGCGTTATCTCTTTGGGTACGCGCTTCTAATTGCCGTAGTTCTGTGGGGCTGTAGTGCTTGCACTTTTAGCAAAACTAACATCGAGTATCAATGCTTTACTAAGGCAGCGTGTGACTAAAACACCAGAGCAAATGCACGCAGGGCTGATTGTTTTTGTTGGTCGGCTCATGGCTTTGTGCTTTTCGTTTACCGTTATGGCATTTATTTACGGCATTCTGTTTGTAAACCAGCCTGAAAAACAGGCACCAACTGACGCACAGATCATTGACCTACTCAGCACCTTGCTCGTATTTCTCACCGGCACATTGAGCGGACTTGTCGCCGGCAACGGACTAAAGTCAAAGTCAAAAGAAGGAGCTCAGAATGTTGAAGCCTAAAGACAAAGCCCTACTCGCCTCTTACGGTCGCTCAGTCATTGCCGCAGTCATTGCCGTGTACTCAACAGGCAACACAGACCCAGCCGACCTAGGCAAAGCAGCGCTCGCCGCACTCGTGCCAGTGCTGATGCGTTATGTGAACCCTAAAGATCTGGCATTCGGTCGTGGCAATAGCCAAAGCTAAAGCCGGCATCCCTAACGCTAGGGACTACATAGGCAACGCCGACGGCGCATCACCAGCTCCACGTGCCGGCATGAACGAATGGATCAAGCAAGCAATCGCTGCATCAAATGGCGCGCTATGGAATAACGGATCTTGGGGTCAGCGTGACATGCGCGGGAAACCCGGATCATTGTCAGTGCATGCGACTGGGAGAGCTGTAGATCTTTCATATCGGAAAAGCGAAAAGAACCCGAACGCTGGACGCAAAGAAGCGCTGATCTTCATTGACAAACTTGTCGCCAACGCTAATGAGCTCGGCTTGCAGTGCATCCTTGATTACTTCCCAGAGCCACATGGTCGAGCATGGCGATGTGATCGCTACGCATGGCTCAAATATGACAAGGCAACAATCCACGGCGCACCTAAGGGCGACTGGTTCCACATTGAGATCACACCACAAGCTGCAGACTCAGTAATCTGGGTGAAAGCTGCATTCCTAAAGGTCTTCGGGGAAATCCCACCTAAAGCTTGACCCATGCCCTAAGGTCGAATTACCGACGGAAGGCAAGTGAATATGAGTGAGCCACAGATCTTTGATTACAGCGTCTATATCGGCGCGATGGACAACGGACAAGAGATCCTCGTACAAATCTTCACAGAACCCGAGTCGGGCAAATACCTAATGGGACAAATCGCATTCAGATCGCACGCTTCATCATGGGGCGTGCCCATACCTTTGGAGAAAAGATGAACTATCTAGCAGAGAAATTGATTGGGCTAGTGCTTTGCACAGTCTTCGGGATTACGGCTCTTACAGGGGCTCCTAGCGCGTCTAAAGAGCCTTCTGGGACTATCGCCCTAGCGCCGATCAGCGTCCAGCCATACCTCATTGAACCCACCACGACCACCAGCTCCACGATCTACATTGATCCTTACTCGACAGCTTGCGAACAATTCTCGGGTCTTGCCATCAACCTCGGCTGGGATCCGGATCAGCGCACAGTGCTTGAATCCATCATGCAGCGTGAATCAAATTGCACGCCGAACGCGATCAACCGAAAAGACCCATATGGTGGCTCACGTGGACTATTGCAGATCAATGGCTCATGGCACAAGTGGCTTATCGGTAAGGGCATCATCACTAAGAAGCAAGATCTGTTACAGGCTCGCACTAACTTGCTCGCAGGGTTAGAGATCTACAATTACGGCATGGAGCGTTACGGCTTTGGCTGGGGACCGTGGAGTGTGAAATGAGCGAAGGCGTAGCTTGGAATCAAGGTGAACTGTCCGAAGAAACACGCAGAATGGTGTTGGAGCAAGCAATGAACACAAATCATACGATGGCAATCTTTGGACTCATGGACGACATTCTTGCAGTGAGCAAAAACCCTCACGCATCAATCATCCGCCGATTGCGCGCAATGAAGAACTCACTCTCATTGAATGATCCGATGCCACTACACGATGTGACTACACTTGACTTAGCAATCAAAGCGCTAGAAGCGCACTCATAGAAAAGGCATCCGACATGTCCGACAACCAGCCCGAACTATTCAACATCACAACCGGTCTTGCCGGCACAAAATATGTGCCCAATGTTGACCGCAATGTAATCATCGTTGCAAAGAAAGCGCATCCAACATCCCAGCGCGCAGCGATCAAAGCTTACCCAAAGTCTGGGTCAAAGCGTCAAAAGATTTACAACGCAATCAAATTGATGGGCGGGATGACTGATGAAGAAATAGAACGCACACTAGAAATGGCGGGCAACACTGTTCGTCCGGCACGTGTGTCACTTGTGCGCGACGAACTTGTCATGGACTCAGGTCAAACACGTAAAACAATTGCAGGAAATGACTCAATCGTCTGGATGGCTTGCTGATGGCTTTTGATCTAAGCAATTACGAGACAGTTGAGCAGCGTCTAGTCCGCTGGTGGGCTGCATACCCTGACGGACGCATTCACACCACGATGATGAACTACTCAGGCGATGCTTGCGTGTTCTATGCCCAGCTTTACGCACATAAAGACGACAAGGATCCGATCTCGACGGGTTATGCAGAAGAGATCAAAACGGATCGCGGAGTGAACTCAACATCATTCGTGGAGAATTGCGAGACCAGCGCAATTGGGCGCGCCATCTCAAACTGCCCGATACAAGGACAAGGCACAGGTCCACGACCCTCTCGACAAGAGATGGAAAAAGTAGCTCGGCTGGGGGGCAACCTAGCGCCCACAACTGATCGCCCAGCCGGGCACACTCCATCAGGCGCATTCGCAACACCAAAGCAACTTGGCTACATCAAGAAGCTTGCCAAAGACAGAGGCATGGACGATCTTGCATTGCTGGAGATGATCCAACTAAACCTCAACGATGACAGCGCGGTGTTAGAGATGTTGAAATCACATGAAGCATCCAAAATCATTGAGCGCCTAAAATGAGCTATTTTGCATTCAACATCATTGGCATTGTTATTGGTATTTGGGGAACATTGCTTGTCTGTATGAAGGACAATAAATGAGCGCGTTTGATAGTGCCATGTTGATGATTGATGATTTATCAAAGCAAATCAACGACCTGAATCTAAAAGTATGGGAATTGCAATTAGCATTATGGCATTCATACATTGATCCCATTGATGGAAGATGTTCGGGTAAAGATTGCCCATTCTGTGCTACTCATTCAATAAATCAATGGGAAGTAGAAAAGATCATTGATGAAGTCTGATGTGACAATGAGTGAAGCCGACCTCAAAGAGATCGTCATCAGTGTTGCTAAGCGTTACGGCTGGCTCATCCATCATGATCTTCCGGCACAGAATTCGCGTGGACGCTGGCTCACCAATGTTCAAGGCGACGCAGGCTTCCCCGATCTGATCCTGCTGCATCCCATCTCAGGCAAGTTGCTTGCTGTAGAGCTCAAAGCCGAGCGCGGAAAACTCTCACCATTACAAAAGCGATGGCTCATGGCATTCGATGCCGGCTCACACTTCAATAGCGTCTGGAAGCCCTCTGACATGGAGTACATTCTCTACACTCTGAGCAACTTCCAGCTCTAAACAATTGGCTAGTAGCACGACCTAAGCCATTCGCACGGCAGTTGGTGACACTCGGTAACGAGGGTAGATCGGCGCGCCCTCAATCATGCAACACGAAATGAGCGAGGCAAAGCGCCGGGGCGAGCTGTAAACATAATCAGCTGATGAGTGCAATGGGTACGGGATAGGGCAACCCCGTGGGTGGAGCATTCATCCCTCTATGTCTTCCCCGTTCGCATAACATACACATAACAAACAAAGCAACAGACACGGACACACACACATGAGACCGACATCAAACACAAGAGCAAGGCGCGCAAGCGCCGCGCTAGCACA